GGCTTTTCGAGTTGTGAATCAGGTTCGGTCCCAAGAGTTCACGGTTAATTGAATCTCAATCTCCTGGACATTGCCGCTTTCACGGTCAACATCGGCGGTATTAAGAGACATGAACTGACACCCGTAGCAAGTGTATTGGCCGCCAGCAGGGGCTGATCCGCTTCCAACACAGTCCTTCGGAGTGACTGTAACTGTGATTTCTCGGCAATTGTACTGCAACCAGTAAATTTCCAACTGCTTGAAGATCGTGGGATCGTACGGAGCAGAAAGGGAGATGTTGTCTACCTTTTTGGGGCCTACAACTTTGTAAATACGGTTACCAGTACCATTGGCGTAGTCACTGCTACTTGAGGAATCCTTGATTCCGCTGAATTTTGTAAACGTGGCGATTAGTGTGGGTCCGTCAGGAGCTACGAAGCTAACTTCGTACTGAGACTTTGTAATCGGTCTGAGAATAGCCATTGGGTCACCTCCTTAGTACCTTCCCTTATCAGGATAGGATGTTGGTGATCATAGCGCCAGAACCGATAAGACCAGTTGCGCCGAGGCCAACCAGGTTAACCACACGTTCAATTGTGATTTCAGCACGCACAACGCGACGTTCACGAATGTAGTATTCGGGACGGACGGCGGGGGTGCCTGTGAGCTGATCATTTGTGTTATCATAAGGGCTCTTTATCCCTTATTTCTTCACATTTCTGTGAAGATCAGACTATATCTTCTTCCCTTTAACTTTGAGGGTTTAGGGAGTGGGGCACTCTTGTCAGCTTCATCACTGTTCTAGTGGTATGCTGTTAGTCGTTGAACGTTCGTTTTCTCCCGAAAACGCTTCGCTGCTGATTACCATAGTTTCAAACTCTCGTTTGAAGCCGTAGGCTTCCCAGCAATTCACCCCATTGACTCGCGGATCAGGCGAGTAATTTGATGTTACCATCAAACCACGCATTCAGCTCGTTTAAAAGAAACGATGTTGTTAGCATACGTGTAAGAGAAGGCAGGAGTCGCAGCATTCGCACCACCAGCAGGCATGATGGAATCAGAAGGACCGTTAGGGCTGTAGAACAGAAGGATACCGTTAGCTGGGAATACCGGCTGTAGGGTTCCATCTTGCGCTAAGTAACGACCTTCGGCAACACGTAGGCCACGCTCAAGACCGAAGTAGCGAGCAATGACGTCAGTGTCGACGCTGTCTGCAGATGTGTACTTGATACGATCAAGGATCTTCTCGTTGGTCAGCAAGAGGTCAAACACGGCAGTACCGACGACTGCGGAGTTTGGACGGATACCGATTTGGTTGGCGACTGCACGCTTGAGGGTGAGGATGTCTTCAATTGGGTTAGAAGTAGCACCAGACCAGGCGGCGTCTCCAGCAACGGAGCCGTAAGCTGTCTTGAAGTTTGTCCAGGTTGTGAAACCGAGTCCGGTCTGGGAACCTGCGGTTCCGTTATAGGGCTCGTAAGGGTTGTAAGTCGCGGTGACGGAAACAGCTTGAGCAACGGTGTACTCGTAGCTGTTCATCAATCTGGACATTGCATTCCTGGTTTCGATTGCGCGAAGATCTACTTGTGCAGGCAAATTGTTATCGTAAAGGCTCTTTATCCTTTACTTCTTTCTGTTTCCAGAAAGTTCAGACTATATCTTCACCTTTGCTAAGCAAAGGGCTGGGCGCTCGTGGACGAGTTATTGTTGTCGAAACTCATCGTCTAGTCGTTGAACCTTTTCACCACAGAAATCATAATGATTTCTCGACGTAGTAAACTTGGCTGCTGATTGCCTGTTTCTTTAATGGAAATTCAGGGATCCCAGCAATTCACCCAGTTAATTTGTGGTTAAGCTGCCACAGCAAGAGCCAAACAACCCTCGCCAGCGTTTTCAATTCAATACTGTTATCGTAAAGGCTCTTTATCCCTTACTTCTTTCTGTTTCCAGAAAGTTCAGACTATATCTTCACCCTTGTTAGGGTGCTAGGCGCTCTTGTCAGCTTCATCACTGTTCTAGTGGTATGCTGTTAGTCGTTGAACGTTCTCTCAGTCCCCTGAGAGTTTCGCTGCTGATTGCCTTGTGTTTCAGAGAAGTCACTCCTGAAACCGTCAGGTTTCCCAGCAATTCACCCAGTTTTTCTTTCAGTTTCTCAACTGATGGAGGCTATTGATTCAACCTCTTCAGGCAATTCCCAGGCGACCACTTCCTGCTCTAGAGCATAAGGCTCAGAGTCGTAGCGGCTTTGGACGTATGGGATGTTAGTTCCGTAAGCACGACGGAAATCGTTTATAGCAAACTGTTCCTTCCCAAATCTGAGAATTCTCCCAGCTCTGGTAGGAGTGTCAACAACCGGTGCGATAAAATTCGCAATATTTGTTGACGGAAGCATAAAACCTTGTGCAAGGGTTGTAAGACATTTGTTATCGTAAAGGCTCTTTATCCTCTACTTCTCCTTGTTTCCAAAGAGTTCAGACTATATCATACTCTTTATTACAGACATAACAGATTTAGTTTTGGGGATTCCTAACAATCTACAAAGCATAACATAAGATGGTTTACCATTCTCTAGCCATACTTTGAGTATTTCATCGGATACACCCCATAATGGACTATCTTTTAGTCTCCAGTGATCTCTCCCCCTAGGAAGAGAAGGGGGGATAGAGTTTCTATGACTCTCATTCCACGGGGTACCTCTCTTAGTCTCCCTCATCCTTTCAATTCTCTCTAGTAGAACTTCTTTAGAGGTGTTTCTGTAGGTTTCTTTGTTTGAGTTAGAGATTTTTTCTCTGGACTCGAAACTAAGTTTCCTATTCCTACCTGCTTCAGAAAGTTTATTACGGGTCTCTTCAGAAAAAATGTAGTTATTTTTTAGAAACTCATACACCCTAGAATTGACGAAAGCTTCGTCAATCGTGTGGGACATAAGCCAAGCAGCCCGTTGGGCTTGTTGGTTTCCCGTAAATGCTCTAAAGAGGAGCTGATGGGCGATGTAATGGGCCCTGGGTGTAAGGTAAATTAAGTTCACTTTGGCATCACTTCCTCCCATTTTAGTTGGGTGGATGTGGTGTTCGTGACAGCATTTAAACTTTTCGAGGGAACCGAATTTTTCTAAGAAGAAAAAGTATCTGTTTAGTTGTCTGTAACTAGTGAGTCCCGGCGCTCGTGGAAGAGTTATTCTTGGGTCAGTCATCTTCTAGTCGTTGAACCTTTTTACCTAACTCTACTATAGCTAGTAAAGACCCTAAGTAAACTTGGCTGCTGATTGCCTGTTTTGCAAAAGCAAAACTAAGGTGTCCCAGCAATTCACCGGATTTTCTTTGTTAAAACAAAGCCACTCTAAAAAATGGGATCGACCCCTGCATAGGTCTGTTGTAGCAACTTGTTATCGTAAAGGCTCTTTATCCTTTACTTCTCTACATTTCTGTAAAGTTCAGACTATATCATCATCTTTGCCTGAGCAAAGAGTCGGGCGCTCTTGGGACTTTCTTCTGTTCTAGATTACTTATCCTAGTCGTTGAACCTTGCCCCTATCCCTAGGGGCCTTGGCTGCTGATTGCCTGTTTTGCAAAAGCAAAACTAAGGTGTCCCAGCAATTCACCCGATTTTCAATCAGAGTCACCTCTGAGTGGAACCTTTATGATTCATCATAATAGATGTTTCCTTGTGTGTAAAGTTGACTTCAAAGATTGCCGAAGCAATCCGACCCGCGAGTCCGAAAACTTTGGGGTCACTGTAGTTATACCCTTCTTTTTCACGAAAAAAGCCCCCAACTCGAAAGTTGAAGGCTCTTAGTGAAAACGCACCGAAATGCGTTAGCATTCCTCAGGCGAATGAAACCAGCAAGACAGTGCGACCCCCGATTCGCACGATTTCACGAATGAGCGGGATAGTGCCGTCAAGAGTGACGTTGGTCCCGGTATTCGCAGTGGGTAGCGCCTTGCCGTCAGCACCAACTGAAAGCTGGGCGTTGAGTACGAAGGGGGCCACGGCGCTGGCGCTCACTTCAACAAGCAAGGAGCCACTAGTGGCCACAGAAGCTTGACGAGCGGTGCGAGGTTGAGACAGGGCTGTGGGAATGTAGGCCT